TCACATGGATGGTTGGGCTATCGACGTATCTAGCTCTAAACTAACTCCTTTGCAACTGTGCCAAGAAGTACAGAAAGCAGGTATCAAGTTTGACCAGATGATCCATGAGTTTGGTCGTTGGATGCACATCAGCTTCGCACCTGAGATGAGACAACAAGAGCTAACTATCTTCCGTCCTGAGAACAAGTATAAACCCGGTATCTTGACTGAAGAACAGTATCACAAAGCTTAAGTTTACAATAAGTAAGTTTAAGTATACAAAAAAGGCCCCTTAGAGGGCCTTTAATGTTTCTACACGAAGATAAAAGCTATTGTGAAGAATCCTAGGTGAATCAGGACAGCGTTAGCCATCTCGTAAACACCTTCGTCAGTCTCTATGATAGCTTCATCGGTATGGAGGATACCTAATACGAGACCTCCTGTCCATGATATGTCAATTACCATACAGCATCCTTGGTGTACTCCATGTAAGGCACTGAACGCACTAGAGGGAACTTCTCTTTGAATGCTTCAATGCTCATGTCCTTGCCTAACATAATCTCGACATAATCGACACCCTCAGCCTTTAGTTTGGCCTTGAGTGTCTCACATGCTGGACAGTTAGTCTTTGAATAGACTATTGTCTTCATATCTCGCATCCCCCTGCTGTGCAACTAAGGGTCTGAGCACCTTCCACGTTATCGGTAAGTTCTTTCATAGCTTCCCAATCAATCGTAGTAGGTGTCTGAGCAAGTGCTTCTTCGTACTGTTCCTTGGTACAAGTCTCATAAGGTGCTTGACGATACGTACCACCATCCATAGGCAAATACGATACACCAGTAATTTCATCAAAATGCTCCCATGTCCATGCCCCTACTTTAGGCCATTCATTTTCGTTAACTGAGATGGTAACTGAAGGTTTATGTTCACACCAGTGTCGCTGGAATGCCAACCACAAGTCCAAGTGTTCAATAGCATTCAAGTCTTCACGTAGACGAGCACCTGCTGGTGTCTTCATAGGGAAAGAGAAGATAGCAGTTGAGTCAGGCTTCATCACACAAGGCTCCCAAGGGAAACCGGAGTCCTTCAGAAACTGAGTGAGCGGATCTTTGGCATCAGAGCGTACACGACGAATGAAATAAGCACTGTGTTGAGGATGAATGCCGCTAGCAGTACCAGTGAGTTGACTAACAGTTCCCTCAGGCTTGACACACGTGATCGCAGCAGAAGGATTGATGCCAAGTTCAGCAGCAAGATGCTTATTAGTATCCACAGCGACATTCTTCAACTCCTCTAGACGTGCAGGTAACTTCTTATCGTAAGCGTTATTCAACAACTCATTGTCCAAGATACCTGTCATTGAGACACCCAACAAACGCTCTTCCTCAGTGTTAGTCTGCCATATCTTACGCAGATACGGGAAACTAGTCAACGTCGATTGAAAAGTACCCAATATCGTAGCAACAGACACCTTATCACGGAGAGACTCCATCGTGTCATCTGCACGAACGATAACTGAACTGAGGTTACAAAATTGATAAGGACGAAGAATGATTTCTGAGCAAGGATTAGTACCCCATTCTTTACCGAGTACACGACGACCGTTCTTAGATGCTTGAATTTCTGAAGCATAGCGGTTAAAGATACCACGCTCACCTGAGTGACTTTCATAGATGTTGCTCCATTCACGCATGAACTGGCCTACGTCAGGCTTAACGTCGTACACAGCTGAATTGTTAGCCAAGGCTCGTTGACCATTGCCGTCCCACCAGTTACCTGCTTTAGCGTGAGCCATGCGATCATCATCTAAGTCAGACAGAGAGATCATTGCAGAGCGACGAACTCCACCAACCACAACAACTTCACCGATTTTACAGAGGATGTCATGGGCTTCGATGGAGTAAAGCTTACGACCCTGAGCTGCCTTATTTCACCTGCCCATAACAGAGCCATAACTTGACGTAAGGCTTTAGCCCATCCTTCTTTGGAGTCTTTAACGTGAACCACAGTATTAGACTCATAAAGCTTTTCAGGGATTTCAGGTAAACGGTTGACATACTTACGCTCCACAGAGAAACCTACGCCTGTACCGCACAGGAGAATGTACATAGCCTCATCGAAGGCTTTAGGATCATCAATAGGTAAGAATGAACAGTTATAACCAGCTACGTTCTGACGCTCTAAGGCATCACCAGCGGTCATTAAAGAGCGCATAGAAGGAAGTGCTTGACGATTAATGACAGCTGTTTCCAAGCGGTTACGCAGCTCATCCGTCAATGTGTAGTTGTGGTTCTTCTGAAGATGGTTAGTCATGAAGTCGAAATAGCGTTTAACCGTTTCAGGCCAATGCTCTCGTCGGCCTTTGTCATCAAGATAGCGTGAATATCTCGACTTGGCTATATAAGTCTCGTACGGAGTCATTTCTTTAATTGTCATGTTCGCTTTCTTTGTTGTGTTGTTTTTACGGAGGGCAGGTATTCTAGTACGATACGCTATTTTTGTCAATAGCTTTCAATCATCTTGTCAAGATACCAACGAGCCTTTTTGAGGTCTTCCACACCATTCTTGTCCATGAATCTCATTAAGTACTGCATAAGTTGTACATAATCTGACTCAAACAATGGAGAATACTGAATCTCACCCTGTCCAATCGACTTGGCTACCTTATGTACCAGTTTAGCGATTACATCACGCACCTCAATACCTTGATCCTCAAATAGCATGTAATGCTTTGGTTTACTAATTACATTGTAATCTTCCTTAGTCATGCCGTTAAGCCCTGCCTGATACTCTTCGATCTCTTTAATTGTTGGTTTGGTTACTGCCATACTTCCTCTCTAGGTATTCAATTGATAAAAACATCTCATCGAAATGCCCATCGTTGACTTCATTCATGACCAGTAAGCCTCGCCAGTGACGATTACTCAGCTGATCCATATAGTCCTCATCGTGAAGATAGTAGCTACCAGCAACAATAGCACAGATAGGCTTTCCATCAGCACGTTTTCCATAGGCGATCTGCTTTCCTTGTTGGTGACCAGCCACACATGACATATGCAACTTGCTAATGATAGCGGCAGGAGAAGCAGCGGGGCGTCCCATAGCTCCCACAGGCCAGTAATGACTAAACCCAACGCCATGGATGAAAACAGGATGTAAGAATTCATGTACTTCCCAATCTTTCAAGTCAAGGTCATCATAGGTCAATAGTCCCTCAAGCATAGGGTTATTATTAACAGCCCTTGTAAGTCGATTCTCGTGGTTCCCTTTTAAGAAGACCATACGAGGCTTGTACACCTTGTGTTTAGCCTCTTTCTGTGCTTTCTGAAGCTCTTTAAGAGGCTCTAAAAGCACTTTCATGCCCTTATTTCCAGCTTCTACGTCAGCTAGGTAGCGCTTACCTTCAAAGTACTTGCTACCTGCTTTGTCGTGGCTAGAGAGACTAGGGAAGTCCCAATGATCCCCTAGATGAACAACCACGTCTGGACGGTACTCACAGATTGCTTTCCCTGCCCATGTGAGATGCTCCTGAGCTGCCTCAGGCTTGCACTGTGTGTCTGGAATACAGAGTATCCTCATTACAGAGGTTTCCAATCAAATGAGCGATCAATGTTGTAGACTTCAGGGAAGGACAACAGGAGCTTCTGGAGCACCTCATCGTTTAAGCAACGTCCGTAGCCAGCATGGTCAGGATGATTCAAAGGGAAAGCCACTGAGTAGTAAACCTGCTCTTTGATGTTGTAACCGTAATGATGGCTCAGTACATCTAAGACTTGATCTACGATCTCAATCCAAGTACCGTCTTGCTCACCATTGATGAATGTCTCCTTGGCTTCAATGTCATCATAAGCTGATGTACGAGCGTAGAAGGCCCAATAGTCTTCAGGCTCAATTAGTTCCTTAGGTTCTTCGATCCATTTAAACTGTGTCGTGAAAAACTCAGTCCATTTAGCTTTCATTATTTCAAACATGGTTAACTCCTTTGGTGGATTATTTACAATTAAGTGAAAGTATTCGTCAAGTGTCATAGAACTCCCCGTCTAGTGGATGATATACAACATACTTAGTCTCAAAGATCCCGTTACCGTAGTCTTTGATAACCTCCGATGTTTCTATCATTCTACACCCTAATCGAGGATGGTCTATTACGTATACCTTGTACCCTTTAGTCCAATCAGGATGGAAAGGAGGTGGTTTATAGTGAACTACTAGCTTCGCCATGTAAGTCCTTTATCGTTGGAAATAACTCAAAGATAATATCACGACATTGGTTAGCTACGTCACGATGTTCCTTCTGTGTTGCATTGTCACAACGGATCTCGATGTAGTGTAACCAGCTACGCAAAGTGCCATTCATGTACATACGCGAGACAGTTAAGCCTTCAGGTAGCAATACACGAGCACACTCCTTAGCGATACCTTTGTCAAGAGCTGCTGAGTACAGGAACTTAGCTTCTGCGACTAAACGACGTTGAGCACCCTCAAACCAATTCTGTAAGCTGATGTCATCAGTGTACAAACTGTTCTGTCGATTCTTCTCGTCTTGTAGTCGAGCTTGAGAGTCCTGAATGAACCCTTCTGAGACTGCGTAACGCTGTGAGAACTCTTGAAAAGAGAAACTACGGTGACGTAAGATCTGACGGGCTATATCACGAGTAGTTTCAATCTCCATACAGACGTTAACCATCTCCAGAGGACTCCAGTGCTTGTTTTTAATCAAATACTTGATTAGCTTTGGGGCTGTTTCATGGTTATCTTGGTTAGCTGGATTAGATACCCTAGCCATGTACCCGATAAGCTTCTCAGCCTCCGGAGTAACCCATACCAGTTTTACTTTCGACATAATCTAATAACTCCTTTATCTTTTCTTTTCTTCGGCTTCCCATGTGAGGAAGTACAGCAGTACAAACTTGATGAATTCCTACGTGATTCTGTACACTCCAAATCCATGTTTTCTTTCTAGGTCTTTTGTCTACACGTCCTGACATATTTTGTCTTTCGTTGACGGTTCCTACATTAAAA